TTCCCACGATCCGTGTTCCATCGGCCAGTCTCTGTGTACCAGCGGTATTGGTTGCTGAAGGAGCATACGAAGTTGATGCATCAATTGATTCTTGATCCGACCATCTAATATACATATCATCTTGAGTTGATGTTGTACCAATAGTTGTTTCAGTGCCAAAAAATACTAAGTGTCTATCAGGTGTAGAAACTAAAGTTTGAATTGCTGCTGTTGGTGCATTGGCAACAATTGTTGCTCTAGTAGCTGTCGCACCAGAAGCATTTGAATTCCATTCAAAAGTTGCACCATCCACGATGGTTGCAATAAGTTTATTTCCATAATTGTCCAAGGACCAAAGTCCTGGAGCTGTAATAATATCACCTGTTTGTGATGCACCCCATTTAGTATATTCGGAAGCATCTGTTACTGTTGCTCCATCAGAGTGCGCTGCTGCTGTTGTATTATCTGATCCTCTAGTTAAACCTGATAAAGTTCCTGTACCAGTTGTATTAGACGTATAAGCAATTCTTTCATCGTTTATTAAAACTGTTCCTGAAGCAGGAAATCCTGAGGAATCATCTACTACAATACTTGTTGAAGCATCTGTTAGTGCTCCATCTAAAGTATTAAAAACTTCTCCAGCTACAGTACCACCCCATAATCCTAGTCCCCAACCAGCTGCTGATGCTTCAGTAGCAGGACCAATTGAATAAAAATGCTGAACTCTTATTCCACCAGAAGTACTTGCTCCTGAACCAGATTCTGCTGATTCCATTTCAATTGTCAATGTTGTTGAAGTTGGAACTGTTGTCACCATAAAATTAGTATCATCAAAATTACCAGAACTAAAATTAGAATTAGTTATTTCAGTAAAATTATCTAAACGAATAATGTCATATTGTTTAATATTGTGATCAGATGAAAACGTAAGTGTAACAGTTGCATCATTTTGTGTTGTTGTAAATGCATTTGTTAATGTTGTTGTAGCTTTAATAGGAGTAATGTCATAAAATGCTCCTCCTGAGTATACATATAAAAATCTGTTTGTGCCTAATGCTGAATACTTAATACCACTTGCATTAACAAAATGGTGTATAGCAGTACTTCTTCCTGTAAGAGTAGTATCTCCTAATTGTGCCCAACCTCCTACTTTTTCAGGTGAGCCATATCTAAAACGTACGTAGTCACCACTAACCCATTGGCCTTCACCACCCGTTGCTGTAACTTGTTTATTGAAACCTGGTTGAAATTTTAATTTTTGTAGCATAGCGAGTCTATTCTATGCCTTAGGGTTTAGTTGGAAATGTAGCATTATCACATTTTTCAACTGTGTCTTTACCATCAGGTAAATCTCTAAGATCTTGACGATATTTTTTCATTTCATCAGACATAGTTACATCTGATAAAGCATAAAAATCTGTTTCAGCTAATTTTCTGTTTCTATCAGCTCTAAGATTAGCTTGTGCTCTTCCTAAAGCGCCATCAGCCCATGCTTTTTCTTCAGCATCTCTAGCTGTTTCTTCTTCAGCTGTAAACTGAACTTTGTTACCGTTTATATTATGATATCTTGGCATAGTTTTCCTCCTTTTCTCATTTATATATCATTATTATTTGATCCCGTAAAGGCAGATATCTCCGGCGTCTATGTTGCCGCTATCAAATTTAAACTGTATTTCATCAATAGCCGAAGTTGTATTAAAATATCCGGCTATAAAATTATGATTGTATGCTCTATCATCGTCTGCATATCCATGAGTTCTTGCTATAAAATGTTTTACAAAAGTTGTAGATGATGGATTAAATAAATGAACAATACCAACACAACATTCATCATTTTCATTACCAGTTCCAGTTCCACCAAAAATGTTTACTTCGTCTGAGCTTTGTGCAAGATCAGTTGCAGTTCTGTATACTACACCTGTGCTACCACCACTTTCACTATGTGTTGATCTAAAATCTGTAGTTGTTGCTGTAACGCCATAACTAGATCCACTATCTGTACTAGCTGTCATCATTGGACTTCCACCACCGTTTTCTGGATGCATATTATTTAATGTAAAAATATATTCTTTGTAAGTATTATCCAGAACTACATCACTTGTTCCATCAACAAAAGATAAAGTTGCAGAACTAGAAGCTGTTAGTTTTTTAATAAATCTCATTTCTCCTAAACCAGATATACTTCCAAAGGTTGTTGCTGATCGAACTCCTCTATTATTTAGCTTAACTATTGACATTAACTATCCTTAATTCCATAAAGTTTAATTGTTCCGGCGTCTATATTTCCGGATGTTTGTTTAAATTGTACTGCGTCTATAGCAGCAGTAACATTGCAATAACCAGCAACAAAATTATCCTGTTGAATATTAGCAGCATGATAAACATTACCTCTCGCCATAAAATGTTTGACGTATGTTGTTGATGATGGCGAAAAAAGCCACATTTCTCCAGAAAAACTTTGGTCATTATCTGTTCCTAAAGTATTAGCAGAAAGTGATTGAAAGTCTGTACTCTGTGCTAAATCATAACTTGTTTCGTATGATAAAGCTGTAGAGGAATCATCTTCTTCATGTCTTGCTTGAAAAAAATTTGAAGTTTTAGTTGCATCATAAGCTGAACTACCATCTCTAAAACCAACTGTAAATCCAGTGTCATTAGTAGCTGGATGTATATTAATAAACTTAAATAAATAAATAGGATATGTGCTATCCAAAACTACATCTGAAGTACCATGAACAAAGCTAATAGTTGCACTTGAAGATGCTGTTTGTTCTTTAATCAAAGTCATAGCACC